CCCGCATGGAACGGAACACCTACAAGCGACTACCATCGCTTGTAAAGAGCCTTCCCGCGGAGCAGGCCGGTTGCCCCCGTGCACGTTGTTTGACGTGCGCGGTAGCAACCGCCCGACACCGTGGAGGCGAAAAGTCTCCGGGTCAACAGGTTTGGAAAGCCTGTTGGTCCGCTTTGGTTCTTTCTGGCTGGGATAGTCTGCGTGTGGGCTGGTTCCTTCACTCTTGGTACTGCGCTACCCGACCGCGAGGTTGGCTCTGGCAGGCAGGCAGAGTGAAGGAATTGGCCCACGCCGTGAGATGGTCTGCTTTGAGGTCCGAGGGGCCGGCACCGACCGTGCACGGCATCCGTAAGGATGTCGTCCGGTCGCTGTGCGGTCTCGCCTCTCGCAGGCCACCTGACGGCTTCGCTTTCTCCCGTGTCTCTCGAGCGCTGCCGGAACCGCCTGTGGAGGCGGTCGGTCCGGCAATCGAGTCGGCACGGAAGGTTGCGGAACGCGACTATCCCACACCGGACTGGGCACGTGCCTCTCTCGCGCAGTTTGTCTCTGAGCCTCGGCCCAAGGACAGACGCGCTTTGAGGGTACCACGTGCCCTCCCTCGGACTCAAGCCAGCTGCTTCGAGTGGCCTGCCACTCGAGGCGGCGTTGATGGCTACCTGAGACACCTTGGCACGGGTGCAGAGGCGGCCGGATCTTCTTGGAAGGATCTGACCGTGCACGCTCAAGACTCGCTGGGACGCTTCGCTCTTTCTAGGGCGAAGGTGGTCCTGCGGCCGTGCCAGGGTGTCGCTGAAGACCTTGACGAGGCATATCGTTGCGCAGGTCTCCTCCTCTTGCGAGAGGCGCGTCGTGTGAACGGCACGCCTCCTCGTTCGAGGGCGGAAGGTCTGCGGGCCCCCGGAATGAAGGTGAGGGTTGTCGGCATCCCAGACGCCTTGACCTTCATCGAGGGGAGCTGGGTCCGTGAGAGTGCCCACCTTCTGGCTCCTGGCCATTGGGTGGTCTCCACGGGCCCCAACGCATGCCCGTCGGGTCTTCAGTACCGCATCGGGACTAAGTTCCACTCCGTCGATCTCTCCAAGGCGACCGACGGGCTTAGTCACGACGCGATACAGGTAGTCATCAACGGGCTCGCTCTCCGTGGCCTCATCCGTCCTGCGGATGTGGCTCTCGCGGAGAGGAGCCTTGGCTTGAGGCCGGCCACCACCTGGACGTTTGCAAACGTCGAAGTGGTGGCTCGGAGGGGCAGTCCGATGGGCACGCCTCTTTCCTTCGTTGTCCTCTCTTGGATCAACGCCTGGGCCAGCCAGGCGTTCGCTTCGGCTCGGCACCACGGAGACGATCTGGTTGGTCGCGCGTTGACTCGTGATGCGGATCACGAGTTGCGCGATTACCAGATCGCCGTTCGTGCGGTCGGGGCTGAGCTTAACACGAGCAAGACCTTCACATCGCCGTTCTGGACGATGTGTGAGGTGCTTGCTGTTCCAAGGAGGGCGTCGAAGGGCGGAATGGCCGTGATAGTCACTCCTCCTTTGCCTGCGCCGGGCCTGAAGGCCCCGGTCGTAGCTGAATCCCGGTGTGGAAACCGGTATCTCAAGCGTCAGGAGAGAGTGATGGTCACGCTCTTCCCTTGGATCCTTCGCTCTGCGCAGCTCCACCTTCCGGCGGAACTGGGCGGGCTCGGATACTTGGGAAGAGGCCTTGCCGTGGGGAGCGGTCTTCGCGCGCGCCTCGGCGCCCTGGTCTCTAGGGACCCGGACGTCGGACGCGTGTCGGGCGCTCTCCTCGGTAAGGCGCCATTCCGTGAGGCGGGCCTCTACCCCCGCCCTTTGATCCGGTCTGTCCGGCCGAAGGAGTTCTGGGCGGCCAAGCGACTCGTTGAATCGTTTGGCCCCTTGACTTCGGACGTCGGCGACCGGGTCCCCCTCTCGTCCCTTGTCATCTTCGAGTCGATGCTGGTGGAAGACCAGCTCCGGCTTCTTCAGGGTGACAAGATCAAGAGGGTTCGGGACGGGGGTAGACCAGAAAGAACCAAAGCCGGTTCCGTCTTCCGCGCACTCAAGGTACGGCCTGCCAAGCCTCTTACGAGGTTCGGGGGGCTCGCTTCCTTGCGTGCGTGGATCTCCAAGGTTCGCGCCTTGGAGGTGACGGTTCCGGCAGACATAGCCTCTGAGATTCGGG